GCATACCTTGGATCTTCAACGCCGTATTTATTCTTAATCCCAGTGATCCACGATTTGAATCCATTAAATCCTTTTTGAGAAACCTTTGCTATATCACCAGTTCCCTGAAGTGCAGATATAGATTGAGCAAGTGTTCCAGCCATTCCAAGACCTTCTACATAAGAGTTTAGAGAGTCTCTCTCGTCCTTAAGCATTGGCCTTGTAACACCAGCAGAAACTCTAAACTCTTCGTTATCTTGAGAAGATTTAGGCATCTGATAATACAAAGACTGAAGCTTATCTTTATCCGGTTTTTGAGACTTAAGCTCTTGCATGAAGCCTTTGACTGCTTCTTCTTGAAACTTGCCTTTTCGTTCAAATTGATACTCACGATTCTTCTGCTCATACTCTCGTCCAAGTATGTTAAATCGAACAACAGCTTCTTCGTCAGGAATCTTGTTAAGATCCTCAACCATCGGAATTTCTCCTTTTTGCTGAAGAAAACTAAGTCCAGCCCTTGCTTGTTTCCCTCTTTCTTCAGCAGGGATTTGGCTTTGGGATCTTGCTACCGCCTGCTGAAGCATACCCCTAAGCTGGCCAGCCGGCATGTCGGGTCGAGCCTCAACACCATAAGCACTTAGTCCTGCAACAAGCTCTGGAATATCGGTTTCCCTTGCCAAGTCCTTTGTTTGCAGCAACTCAGCCCTTCTCTGAGCCATTTGATTCGCAGCTTGAGTTGCGGCAATCTTGAAAGCGGGTTCTGCCTCATACTGAGACGGACCCATTGTTTGGCCCAATCCATAACCCATTCCCTCTCCAGCAGCAATTTGCCTACGAAGAGACTTGTTCCTAAAATCGGCCATCTTCTCCTCAAGGGTTGCTCCCTCGGGTGCAGCGATTCCTTGCTGAAGCGCATTGACCATCAACTGACGATCAATGGATCGTTTTTCCTGCAAATCCCCTATATTCTGCTCCATCAACGCCCGCTTCGCATAGTTCCGATTCCGGATGTCCTCGTTGGTCCCGGTGAACTCGCCGGCAATGCCTCCGGTGAGCATGGAGAGACCCTTCATGAAAGGGTTGATGCGCTGATTGGCCTGCTCCTCAAGCAAAGCCCTGATGTCTGTAGTAGCCATAAGATATTATTTAGTAACCCTGCAACGACCGCATAGCACCCCGTCTCCTGAATCCGCTCATGGCGGCATTCATGATCTGATCGGGATCGTAGTTGATGTACCTGTACCTATCCTCTTGTTGTTGGGAGTTGGCCAGCAAGTCAGCGTAGAGCTTGGCGAAAGGATCGGCCTGACGATCGGGCAGAGGGACTTCCTTGGTTCCCTTGGTGGGTATGACAACTTCGCGCCTTACGAGAGGAGTGACTGGCTCCCTAGGGGGGATGATGGTTGGTCCACGGCCCGGTTGGCCACCGCCACTGGGGATTCCACCGCCCGATGTACCGCCGCCGGGTTGACCGCCACCACCAGGAGGCTTAGTTCCACCACCGGGAGGAGTAGTCGTGGTTCCGCCGCCAGGAGGAGTAGTCGTTCCAGGAGGAGTCGTGCCTGGAACATCTTTGTAATCCCACTCTTTTGTTCTAAAGTTCCACCTATCACCAGTGTTGTTAGGAGGTTCTTCTAGTCCAGTTTTTGGATCAATATAGTCTGGATTAACATTACTCCAATTACCTTCAGTATCAAATCTCCAATTACCTCCAGTGGCTATTCTCCATACATCTGAAATACCATCGCCATCTACATCATTCTCAACCTTTGGCTTTGGTTTAGCTTCTTCTTTCCAGTCAGGAGTTATATCTTTAACACCACCAAGACCAGCCGTTACATCTCCACCAGTGTTATCAAACCCACCTACGCTAGTAGTTGTCGGTTCATCCGCTCCAACTGATTGATATGATTCAACTGGTGTTGGTGTTACCTGAGAAGTTGAAGGCGCGGTGTTGACTCCAAAATTAAACTTCTGAGGTACAACTCCTTTATCCAAATCTTCTTGAGATACTGAATACGCACTTGGGCGTATAATTGTATCCCTAATGTTGTTTCTGTCAGCATAGAGAACATCTCCATTCTCCATTTGCCCGATAGGTATATAATCAGGAATCGTTCTTCCCGGGATTGAAACCGGTTCTCCACGAGTTACAACGCCTTGAGGAACCGAAGGTATTTGGCCTGCAAAGTCAGAGGGGTTTGCATCAACCACTCCGATTGTACCACCAAGATCACCGGGTGGAACGAGACCTGTAAAACCATATCTATCCTCAGTCTTCGGATCCAGCGGGGTTCCGATTCCTGTTCTTATAAGCGCATCCTGCTCATCCGTATTCCCAATGTTGATTCGCTCAGTGGGTTGATCTCGGATGTTGTAATCGATGTTTCCAAAACCTACGTCTGAAGGAGCAGCCTGATATTCAAAACCTCCCGTCCTCCAGTTGTATGGAGCTTCTTGTCCATACGGATCTAAACCGTAAAACAAATCACCAACCCTGACTCCTGCCATATCGGGGACTAAATCTCCCATCTTGTATCCGGGATATCCAGGGAACTCATCTACGGCATTGGCCTGATTCAGGTCTTGAGCCAGATTATCGATTGCGTCAGCCATATATCAGTTTTTGGGGATTATGCTGTTGATTCGAGCTATCATCCAGTTGGCCACAAGCTTCTTGACCTTCGGCTTGTTCTTGAGCCACTTCGCGAACTTCTCGGCGTTGCTGTCGTAGAAGCTCTTGAACCACTTCGGTCCAACGAGTTCTTTCCAGAAGTAGAACGCCTCCCACTGATCGGGAATGCATTCACGAGCGACGAAGCATCCGCCAAGCCCGAAGCCCGCGTAGGATGATCCAAGGTTACCAATCGCACCTGCATACCCCTTGAACTGATTCATAAAGGAGTTCGCTTGATCGGATGTGTATTGGTTCTGAGCGTTTGTGAGCGCAAAGTTACTACCCATCTTCATCAGGTCTCCAGGGCTAGATAGCTGGGCACCCTGAATTAACTGAGGAGTCACAAACGGAGAGGCACCCTGCTGAAGACCACCTAGTTGGGCGGCTTGGGATGAGACCGGTTGGAGTCCTAGGGCGGACTGGACGTTGGCAATGTTCTGCTGGCGACCGGACAGCATCTGCTGTTGCGAAGCCATCTGGCCTGCAAAGCTCTGTTGCGCCGCGGTGTTCCGCTGGCCGGTGGCAGCGAGGATGTTCTGGAAGGCTTCCTGTGCGTTCCGATTTGCAGTGTCGCTCGTACTCTGACCGCTCTGAAGCAAGCCCATTGCAGCGTTCCAGCGTTGAGAGTTGGCGTTTCCAAGAGCATCTTGAATTGCGATCGACTCACGAAGAGCCGAAGGATTTCCAAGAACATTGCCAATGGAACTTCCGCGAGCGCGAGCGGCCTGTTGGACTCGTCGCTCCATGCTTGGATCCAGAGTGCCAACTTGAGAAAGACCCTGTTGGATCTGACGCTCAAGCTCACTACGAATCAACTGAGAAGCCCCGGTATCCTTTGAGGCACCAGGCATTCCAACCCTCTCGTAGGTAGGCGAGTCTATCCGAGTATCCGGAGCGGCGGCATCCCCCTTAACATCGCTGAGGAACTGTTCGTATAGATCGAACTTCCGAGGATCAAGAGCCTCCAGCTCGTTTCGACGTTGTTGGGCAAACTGCGTTCCATACTGCCTTGCAACACCAAGTTGTTCTTTAGCTAAAGGATCTGCAAGCTTGGATAAAGCAAGAGCTGTTTGCTTGGTGATATCAACATCACCAATGCCTGTAAAATCGTATGTTCTTTTGGCACCTTCTGGACCGTATTTAATTTCAGTGCCAGATCTAGCGGCTTGTTCTAATGCACGAATGAAAGGATATTGCTCGGCCTGAGCTTTTATCGCTTCGGCAGTAGAGGCAGCAAGGTCCGGCGGTTTGTAACTTGGGCCGCACATTTGCGGCTGACCCCAAGGAATGCAGGAGTAATCTTTAGCCCAGTCATCTTTGGCAAACAGCATTACGCTGTGAGCCAGAACCTTTGATATATTAAAATCTATATTCATACTCCTCCTTCAAAAATCTCGGTTTTCCAAATGGGATTATATCCAAACTTCTTCATATATGAGTTGTATGGACTATTCTCATTACACGCTATGAAATACTTAGGAAAACCTTTTGTCTCCATAATAGAGTCATATACACGTTTAAGGTGCATACTGTCTCTGGCAGACACTTTTTCGGTGTGATTCCAAAGAAGCAGGACAGGCACCCTTCCAAAAGATGACGCACCAATGATCTCGCCATCTCTTTCAACCACATGGGTTGGGTGAATGATCGAGTCGTTGTTTGCCCGCGCAGCTTGAAGAGCTTGAGACTCTTGCTCAAGCGTTTGTATCATTCGTACTCTCGGGAAGGCGTTCATTGTTGGGGTCTGACCGAATCGACGAATCCAGAGAGAATGGTGGATTGCAGAGACAAGCGACCAGCGTCTGCGGTTACCTTGAATTGCAAAGTATTCCAGCGGCCTTGGCTGATCAGGTTGTAAGCCTTCAAGAACTTTTGGCTTGAGGTGATCGCCAGCGCGGAATCGAGCGTAACGAATGTGTCCGACATATCCTTGGCCAACGACACTTCGGCAGTCGTCGTCGCGGTAGTGTACGGATTATCGAAGGCGAACTGGACGCTGTACCCAATCTTGTCAGGGATAGGTTCGTTGAGGTTGTAAGCCTTGGTGATCACCGTGGATTCGTAATTCGCACCACCATCGGTGTATGCGGAGCTTGAGACCGGCGACAACCGGGTGTTCGGGAGGTAATCGTTGAATGACCAGACCTGTCCCGCTCCCGCTGACACCGAGATGATGTCGCCGGAAAACATGAGGACGGGTCCAAATGTTGAGAACGAAGTTGGAATGAAATCGTTTACGATCCAGTTGTCCCAGTAACCAAGCCACGAGCGGGCCAGTGAGTGGTAGACGATGACCGCGTTGTTCTCGTTGAGCGCGCCTTCGAAGGCGATATCGAGGCTGTTCTCTGTCAGAAGTGCGTACTCGCTTTCGGTT